TATTAGGAGAATTTTATTATGGCTGAACAGACATTTAAGTCACCAGGATTTTTCGAAAGAGAGATTGAGGTTATAAGTAGACCTTTAATTTCGAATAGAGAAACTCCTGTCGGAATTGTTGGCCCTGCTGAGAAAGGTCCTGCATTTGTACCTGTAACAGTTTCATCAGACACAGAATTTTTTAAGATTTTTGGACACCCAGACCGATATCGATATCCTGCACATGCAGCCTCAGAATTCTTTCTTGAAGGAGGAAAAGCTCTTACTTTCTGCCGCGTTTTAGGTTTAGGCTTAAGCTCAGCAGACGGTGATGCAAAACATGCAGGCTTTAAAGTAAACGGCGTAGCAGAAGCGGGTAGAGCTGACAGTGCACAAGGTGCTGTGCAGTTTATCCTGGCAAACCATACATTAAACGATGCAGAACACATTACATTAGGCTTGTTTAATGATAATGACTCTCATACGACTTCTATGGACACTGATCCTTCTGATGGCGTTGATAATGCAGCTGGAATAGAGAGATTAGTCCAGTTAGTTCGTGCTGTAGTATTCTTGAAAGAAGGATACTCATTAAGAATAAGTCCTATTGCAGTAGCTGATGACTTTTCTAGTGATGTTGTAACTTCTAATGAATCTTCTGGCGAGTTTAAGCTGCAAGTAACCGATGGAAACGGGGACAACACGACGTTTACTGTATCGTTAGATCCACTTTCTGACAAATACTTGACAAAGGTTTTAAATACAGACTCATTTAGTTTTACAGATAAAGGACACTATCTCTATGCAGACTTTCCTGTAGACGATGTAGTTGCATCGTCAATAGGACAGCATGTTGCTGTTGCAAGAGGAAAAGATGATGGTAATCTATTAGATGCATATGGTGATTTTAATGCTAGATATTCTTCACCGCAATCACCTATGTTTATTTCACAACCTTTTGGCAAAAAAGAGTATGAGTTATTTAGGTTTGAGTCATTAGACGACGGATCTTACGCATCTGGAAAATATAAAGTATCTATTGTTAATCTTAAAGCGTCTACAGAAAAAAATTATAAGTTTGGTACATTTGGTGTACAGTTAAGAGACTTAAACGATACAGATGATAATCCTGTTGTTTATGAAGCATATAGTAACTTATCTTTAGATCCTAATGCTGATAACTTTATTGCAAAGGTTATTGGTGACCAAAGAATTAAGTTAAGCTTAGATGTAGATAGTGAAGATGAAAAGCGTCTTATACGTGAAGGAACATATCCAGCAAAATCAACAAGAATTCGTGTTGTTGTATCAGATGATGTTTTAAGTGCAGAAGCACCAGAAGAAGCCCTTCCTTTCGGGTTTAGAGGAATTCCCGCGTTATTTACAACTGACGGAGGATTGGATGGTGGAGCAGATGGTAGTGAAGGAACTACACTAATTCAGTACCAAGGTCAAGCTGGAGACGTGTTAAATACCTTAGACAAACCTGTCTTGCCTCCTTTACCTTATAGAATGAAAGTAACAAAAGGTAGAATGTCTAGAGCTGATAGTGATGGTAGTGATTCATGGTTTCAAACATATTTAGGTGAAGCTAATAATAACTCAGAGACAGTTAAAACATTTTTCTATTGGGGGTTAATGACAACGCGAGTTGGAAACATTAATGATCCAAATAGCGCTACCTCTTCAGACATTAGTATGCTTACACATAACTTGACAAAGTTTTTAGGTGCATCTTCAGCTGTAGTAAAGTCAGAAGGTTCTGCAGCAGACAAATTCAATAATAACAAGTTCAGTTTAGCAAAGGTTGCTTTTGCTAAAAAAGACGTAAGTAACATTAGTTCTTCTGTTTTAAGCGCATTTAAAGAAGTAGTTTATGTAAGAAATGCCGATGCAGATAATCCTGATTTGTATGACCCCGTTCTTCATGAGATTAAAATGAACGCTTCAGCAAATGATCCTTTTACAGGTGAGGATGGAGGTGAGAATGAGCTTAATTTACGTGCTTCAATTGCTAAGCTTTTAGCTGAAGATGTTGTTAAGTTTAACAAGTTTAGCTTGATGACCAAGTTTACAGCGCCTTTCTATGGAGGCTTTGATGGTGTCAATATTTTAGATGAAGACGACTATTACTTTACAGATCGTGCAGCATCAACAGTTGAAGCGGCTGAGTCTGCAGACGGAGTCCCAGGGCATGCAGCTGATGGAGGATATTCTAGTGGATTGTCTGGAACATCTGAAGATGCCTCTGTTGATTCTATTCAAGGTTATGGATTAGATAATAACGCGATTGTCTCTTATAAAAACGGAATTAAACTAATGACAGACGAGATGGTAACAACTGCGAATGTTTTGGTTGTGCCAGGAATTAGAGAGAATTTGGTTACAGATTATGCCGCGGCAAGAGTTAAAGAATATGGTAAGGCTATTTATTTAATGGACGTACCGCATTTCAATGCAGAGCCTAAGCGAATCTTTACTAGCGCTAAGGGAATAGCTTCTGGGCGTCCTGACGTCGACGAAACTTCAGCAGCATTTGATTTGAGAGAGCTAAATTCTTCATATGTTGCAACATACTTTCCTGATGTTACTATATCTGATCGTGGTGATGACGATGATGCTGCACAAGCTAGTAGAAGAAGCATTAAGGTTCCTTCTTCGATAGTAGCCTTAGGCTCATTAGCGAGAACTGATAGGGCTGGAACTCCTTGGTTCGCTCCTGCCGGATTTAGTCGTGGATCATTATCACGCGTTAAGTCATTAGACGTAAGATTAAGTGCAGGAGATCGTGATACATTATATGAGGCACGTTTAAATCCAATTGCGAACTTCCCAAATAATCAATTCGTAATCTTTGGTCAGAAGACAACGCAGATTGCAAGAACCGCGCTTGATCGTGTTAATGTTCGTAGATTAATGATCAGAATTAAGAGCGACATTCAAAAGATTGCTCAAGGTTTATTATTTGAGCAAAATGATGCTCCAACGCGACAAAGATTTATTGATCAAGCAAGCAATCGTTTGCAGCAGATAAGAATCGGGCAAGGTATTGAAGATTTCCGAGTCATTATGGACGGAACAAATAATACAGAAGAAGACGTTGACAATAACAGACTAAATGGTCGAATCATTGTTGTTCCGACTCGAGCTATTGAGTTTATTGCAATGGACTTTGTAATCACAAATAGTGGTGTAGAATTCCCCGCGTAATGATACTTAATAAAAACTATATATTAAACAAGAAAATTAAAACAGGAGTAAACTAATATGGCTGGACAAGGCTCAGCAAGAGTAACACTAAAAGAGATTGATTTATCTCAAGTAAGAGACCCTCAAATTCTGCCTCAAGGAGTTCCAGCTGCTGTCGTTGGCACTGCGAGAAAAGGTCCAGCCTTTGTTCCTCGTACATTTGCAAACATTCAGCAGTTTGAAGAAGTCTTCGGCAGTATGTCAACACGTGGCCGCGAAGCAAATTCAAATAGAATTGGACCACTCGCACTTAATGAGTGGCTTAAGTCTGCAAACGCAGGAACATATCTTCGTGTCCTAGGCGTTGGTAATGGTCAAGCAGCAGATTCTTCAGGTAAAGTTGAGTCCGCAGGATTTGTTGTCGGCGAAGAACTAGTTCAAAAATCATCCGGAGCAGGCCTTAGCAAAGTTGGGAAAAACAGGCATGCAACTGTTGCTGATGATGCACGTGCAGCTGCTTCAGCATTAGGTAAGACTCACTTCTTAGGTTGCTTTATGAAAGATGCTTCAGGTAGCAATTATCTTCAAGAAAGCGGTCTTCAAGCATCTTTAACATCTAGTGAGTTATCTATAGACTTTGACGCTGCACCTACAGATGGTGACACAATTACACTCGAAGGCTTGTCTGGAGACGGTGTTCTTAAAACTTTTGTCTTTACATTTGATGCAGATGGTGGAGCTCACACTTACAATGAAGAGGTCGAGGGGGTAATTCCTGTAAGTGTTGGTTTAAATGACGTCGCGACAGCAGTCAATGCAGGAAACAAGTTTAAACAGGTTTTAGAAGGTTTAGACATTAACGGCGATTCAGCAGATCTCGATGCTATTAATGATCCAGCTACTTACTTTGCAGTTTCTCAAGATAATGCTGATGCTTCTATTCTTATAATAAGACAGCAAGGAGAAGGACCAGGTACAAATACAGAAGTTACATATAATATTACAACGGCATTTGAAATAACTGCAGGTAATGTTACAAAACAAAACAGCGAAGCGACTCAAACAGTAGCTTCAACAACTTCAGGTGCAACTGCTACTTCTACAGTTATTACAGTATCAAATAAACCAAGAGTTATACAGCAAGCAAAAGCAGTTATTACTGTTGACGCAAATGTGGCGCCTGAGGAAGGTCAATTATTTACAATATTAGATCAAAGCAGTAATGATCAAATATTTGAAATAACATTAGCATCTGAAAACATAACTCAAGATGGTGGAGAAAATTCTACAATTTCTATTGGAATTAATAACGGAGAGGGGGATGCTTTAACCGGTCAACCTTTAGCTACAAGAATCCACAGTGCAATTAACGATGCTATAGATAATAATAATGGACTTGTATCTGCTTTGGCAGATATTTCTGTTACAGATAATGATAATCTGACAATAACTCTAGAAAGCACAGATAATATAAACGCAAGCCTGTTTAGTAATGCAAATGTAACGGGTGTTACTTTCGAACAAACGCAAGAAGGTGATGACGCAGCAGATTCATTTAAAGTAACAGATATTTTGGGGAATGAGTCGACATTTACATTTACTGAAGCTGATGACGAGATCGTCAGAGATGGTGCCACTAGCAATTATACAATCGGAATTCAGACACAAGCGCAAAAATCATTCGACGCAGGAGTCGATAATTTAGCAATTGCTGATGCTATATATAATGCGATACAGCTGGCACTTGTCGAAGGAACTTTGACAAACTTAGACTTGCAAGACCCTGAGGAGGCAGTAGATAATTTTTCAATAACATCGGGCTTAGCTGGAGAATTGTCTAATATTGTTGACCTTACTCGCAACGAGGGATCAGCGCTCGATGACGCTCAAACCGATGGTTCAGACGGGACACCTTCATCTATTACACTCACGTTTTCTGGTCTGCCAGCTTTAGGCGATGAATTTACTCTTTCTTTAGTAGATATATCTGATGCAAGTACGTCAAATGAAACTTTTAAATTTGTTGCTGCTACAGATAATGGCGAAGCTAATGGTGTCGTTGATAATGGCAAATATCAAATCGAGAGACCTGAAAACTTGGCAGTAGTCTTAACAAATATAAGAAGCGCAATTATTGATAACTTTGCTGTCGACTATGAAATTACAATTAATTTTGATAGTAATTCTATTACAATTACAAATGAGCATCTAGAAGGATTTGCACAAGATCAAGATTTTGTATTTAAATTAAATGAAAATGTGACTGTGACTGGAGCAGAGACAGATACAGGTAAGTTTGGCCCACAAACAATAAGCTTTGTTGGTGGTGGAGGTTCTGCGGCGCCTGTTATACGCGGTGTATTGATGACTCCTCAAGGTGTAAGGCCTGCATTAAGTGTACCTTCAGCATTAGGAGATGACTACGCAAATTCATCAAGCGATGATCAAATACGTGATACGGCAGTAGGCAGATCTTTTGGAGCAGCTGAAGATGAAGATCTTGCAGGTTACGTAATTGGTGAAGTTTCTGAAAATTCGCAAGGGTTTACATTATTGCTTAATGGATTTTCGAATGATGAAGCATCAGCAAAAATAAGCTGTTCTTTTGATCCTGATAGTTCTTCTTATTTTGCGAAGGTTCTTAATACAGACCCGACAAAGATTGAAGAATTAGGACATTATTTATATGCATGGTGGGACATTGACTCAAATGTTGCAGAACCATCAAATTCTGGTCTTTTACATCAAGGAGCTGCAGTTAGCGGTGGTAATTATTCGAATATGGTTGGCTTCTTGCTTGACGGAGCTGGAGGCGAAGGTAAGCCAGACTATCAGAGTTTTGAGTCAAGATATCAGACAGCGAAGACACCTTGGATTGTTTCGCAAAAGTTTGGTAGCGACTCATATAAGTTATTTAGGCTTCACTCTTTAGACGATGGTGAGATTGGTGGAACACAATATAGGCTATTAATTTCAGACTTACGTTATGTTAATGACGCAACTTACGGTTCATTTACACTTTCATTAGAGCGTCTAGGAACAAATCCTGTAGAAGGTGATGTTATTGCTTCTTGGAAGAAGTTATCTTTAGACCCAGATAGCAGAAACTATATTGCAAGAGTTATAGGCGACCAATATCTCTATTATGACTTTGACAGAGATGATGAAAAGCAAAGATTACAGTCTAAAGGAAACTTTGATTTAAGAAACAATTATGTAAGAATTGAACTATCAGATGACCTTTTAAGTGGCAATGTTCCAGTGGATGCACTTCCAACAGGCTTCTTAGGGCATGCAAAGCTTCAAACTGCTATTTCTGGAAACTTTGTCGAGCCTGGAGGTGAAGAAGGAGCAAAAGTATTTACGGCATCTGACGACTCAGCATTGACTATTTTATCTGAAGCGCAGGTTGCGCCTTTGAAGTTTGTCAGGTCTTTGTCAAGAACTGTTATTGGATCATCATTAGAAGCTTCTGACGATTTAGCTTGGGGTGTTAAGTTTGCCAAAAAAGAAAACTCAGACACAGCGCTTAAAGAACTTTCAGAAATAGAATATGATCCTTCAATTGCGTCATATGCTAAGTTCTTCCCATCATTTGGCGACAAAGCAACGCAAACAATGATTGAAGATGACGGTGCTAGCTCAGACTTCGTATACGACCGATTCTCATTAGAGAATATTAAGATTAACAACTTTGATTCTGATAACAATAGAATTACCGATTGGGCTGGTGCTGAATATCAAAGAGGTGGAGTTTCATCTGGTACAGCAGTTCAGATTTCTCGAGATGCAAAGAGTACAAACGTCAAGTATCTTAAGTTCCGTTGCATGTTCCAAGGCGGGTTTGATGGCGTTAACATATTTGATGCAGAGAAGGCAGATCTTTCCGGCGTTGCTTCATTAAGAGAGGCAAACGATGAGAAGGAGTCAAAGGTATATACAGGACCAACAGTTGTTGCATATCAAAAGGCGTGTGACGTTTTAGCTGATAAGTCTGCAGTAGAGTTACAAGTCTTGACGTTGCCAGGACAAAGAGCATCTGCTGTTACAAATTATGCAATGACTGCCTGCGAAGAAAGATTTGACGCTTTATATGTAATGGACATCGAAGAGAAAGATGCATCAGGCGAGCTTATTGAGTCTGACGACTATAAGCCACATGTTGCAAATACAATTGCACATTTCTCTGACAGACTGCTTGACTCATCATTTGGAGCGGCATATTTCCCAGACTTAGCAGTTAGAAGAACATCTGATAATTCTGCTAAGATCGTACCACCTTCAGTTGGTGTGCTAGGCGTTATTTCTAGAAACGATAGAGTTAAGGCTCCTTGGTTTGCGCCGGCAGGTCTTAATCGTGGTCGAGTTAACTCACCTGGCGTTAAATTGCAAATGAATCGTGATTTGTTAAATGATCTTTACGACGCTGATGTTAATCCTATTTATGAGCCAGCCGGTCGTGCAGGCGAAGTTTATGTCTTTGGGCAGAAAACTCTTCTTCAAGCAGAATCCGCACTTGACCGAATTAATGTTCGTCGTCTCTTGATTGACATTCGTCGTAAGGTTAAGGCAATTGGAGACACATTGCTTTTCGAGCCTAATCGTGAAAGCACATTAGCTAAGTTTACAGCATTAGTTGAGCCTATCATGCAGGATGTACAGAAGCGCCAGGGTGTTGCGCGTTACAAGGTTCAGATTGACTCTTCAACAACAACACAGAACGATATTGAGAACAATACAGTTCGTGGTAAGATTTATTTGCAGCCGCTTAAGTCAATTGAGTTTATCTCGCTCGATTTTGTTGTAACAAATACAATAGAATAATTAAGTTAAACAGATATATAATATAGAAAAATAGGAGATTTTAAAAATGGCAGAGACACTTTCAGTCACAGAAATGATACCAAACAAGTTTGAGCCGAAAAGAAAGAATCGATGGGTCTTCGCGATTGAAGGAATCGATGCGTTCCTTATTAAGACAGCGGCAAGGCCTACTTATACAACAAACGAGACACCAATTCCTTTTATTAATAGCACACGTTATTTAGCAGGAAAGACGACATTCGACTCAATGTCTGTAACGTTACATGACCCGATTGCACCGTCAGGAGCACAGCAAGTAATGGAATGGGTACGTACGCACTTTGAGTCAGTTAGCGGTCGTGCTGGTTATGCAGACTTTTACAAGAGAGACTGTCAGCTTAAAATGCTCGATCCTGTTGGAACAGTTGTTGAATTATGGGATATTAAAGGTGCATTTTTGTTAAGTGCAGGATTTGGTGACTTATCGTATGATGGAGACGATGTAGCTGAGATATCTCTTTCGATAAGGTTTGATAACTGCGTCTTACAATATTAATTTTATTATATAGACATTTATGTGATTTATAGGTGCTATTTTAAACGGGGC